CTGGTAAGTATGATCTTTATGTTGATCCGATGTATCCCGAAGATGAGATCATGATTGGTTATAAGGGTTCTGGTCCTATGGATGCTGGGTATGTTTATTGCCCATACATTCCACTCCAGCAACTGCCGACCATCACTGATCCGCAGACCTTCCAGCCAAGGAAGGGAATCCTCACCAGGTATGGTAAGGCTGCTGTAACTCCTGAGTCTAGATTCTATCGTATTATTAGACTTATTGGTGCTTCAGCCAACTTCCTCTTCCAGCCTGCTAGTAAGGCTCAACAGAGTGGTGGTGTGAACATTCCAACTAACTCTTAAGGATAGTTAATACCTAAAGCAGAGAAGCTAGGAAATTAAGTTTCCTAGCTTCTTTGTTTTTACCTATATATTTTAAAGGAATCCTTTTATTAATCTGTAGGAGTACTAATGCCTGTAAAACCTAATCTTGCTTCATGGGGTAACTCATTTACTCCCTATGCCGGAAAAAATATTAATGACGGGGCAGAAGATACCCGTGGATCAATTGATTATGAGAAGCTTAACGCTACCACAATGGTTGATGGAGTGGAATGGACTCACTTTGATGAAACAATCAAAGATTATATTCTAGCACGATTAGGACACCCTGTTGTACGTGTAGAACTAACCCCTTATCAACTTAAAACTTGTATTGATGAAGCCATAGGAACAATGTACAACCATGCTCCTTTATTCTCTACACAATTTGTTGCCTTCCAAACTACCAATGGTGTTAATACTTATGAATTACCTTCATATATATTAAATAATTTAGAGTATGTGGTATATAAGAAAACTCTTCTATCTATTCAGCAAAAAGCTGGTACTCTAGAATTTGACTTTTTTATTAAATACTTTCAAGACAACTATCTATTCCAGAACTTTGGGATCGGAGATTTCTACCTGCTTCAACAGAATTTAGAGATGACTAGAAAGATTTTAGGACAAGAGGGTTCTTTTACTGTTCTCAATAATCAATATCTACATATCAATCCTAAGCCTGTAACAAGTGACCAAGTGGTTATTGTTATTTATAGAGCACTCGATTCTAATACCCTTCATCCAGCTTATAGAAACTGGATTCAAAACTATTCTCTTGCTGCTGCTAAAGGTGCCTTAGGTCAAATCAGGGGGAAGTATCAAACAGTTCCTTCTCCAGGAGGTGGAGCAAAGTTGAATGGAGATCAACTTGTAAAAGAAAGTGCTGATGAAAAAGAGAAGTTGTTTCAAAAATTATTAGATGAGTTTGAAGAGCCCCCGAGGTTCTCAACATACTAATGGAACAGGACATTTACAACAGAATAGGTAAGCTAGAAGATGGTATTACAGATGTAAAGGTTGAGTTAGCTCAGACCTATAAGGATTTAATTAATCACCATAAAATGGACGAGATTAATTCTAAGCATTACAAAGAAGAGCTAGCAACAATTAAAGAAGCAACCAGAGATAAAAATGATGGTAAGAGTAAGTTTGATAAATGGGTAGCACAAGTGTTCACCCCACAAACAATAGCCATTCTTCTGGCTATAGTAGCAGCAGTCGTCGGAGCCCAAATTTAGATGTCAAAAAAGAACTACAAAGTAGGTGTAACTCCGCCTCCTCTTCCCAAGATTGAGGAGGCTGGTGGAGAATTAAACTTTTTTGATCCTGCAAATCCTGATATAAATCTTTTTAATATTGTTGATGATGAGATGATTCGTATTTCAGGGTCTGAAATTCTTTACTTCCCTTATCTTCAAGGTGAAAGCCAGTATGATAAAGTGTATATGGAAGAAAGAAACAAGCCTATTGCCAAAGAGCCTGTCACAGTATGGGGTCACTATGAGCCCAGAGTGTTGGAAGAAAATCTTAGTCAGTTTGGGATAGAACTCACAAATGACCAGACCTTTGTATTTAATAAGAGCTATATGGAGCAGAGAATTCAAGGAAATCTTAAATCTGGTGACGTTCTACAACCTCGTTTTCAAAACCAAAGGTATGAAATTTTTGAGGTTCAGGAAGATAGTTTTGAAATTTATGGAGTATACCATTTAGTATGCGCTGCTAAACTTCTTCGTGATTCGTCAGATGTACAGGATGTTCCTCTTACACAGGTGTCAGATCCTCTTGGGAGACCTGAATTTCTTCAAACCTTAGAGGAAAAATACGATGATATTTAAAACTAATTTGATTGAAAGTACAGGGACGGGAGACTTACCAGTAACTAGGAGCACGAATAGTCCTACTGAATGGGCTAGAAATCTTATTATTATGCGTACTACTAAGTATAATAATATTCCTCTCTTTTATAGAGAATCTTTACGTTATATGATTTCTAAGTTAGGAACTTTAGGTTATATTGATTCTGAAACTCATTTGATTGATATTAAATGTATTCATGCTAATCCTGAAAGAACGATTGCCAAGCTCAAGCAAGAGAATAACATTATTCTTCCTATCATTTCTATCAATCAGAATTCCTCAGATAATGCAGATAATCGAAGACGTAATTCTCCTATCCTTTTAAATGAATCTTTCTGGAGTGAGGAGAAAAAAAGAGCTTTTCGTATCATTAGTTTAGCACCAAGGGCAGTAGACATAGAATATGGAATAAATATTTGGGCTAAGTATAAGGCTAATCTAGATCAAATTGTTGAACAAATTAGGCTGATGTTTAATCCTCATTTGATTGTTAAGAATTCTTATACTAATGTAGCTCAAGCTTACATTGATCAGGAATCTGATAACTCCACCTTTGAGACTTCTGATAGGCAAGATCGTATTATTAGACGAACTTTCACAGTTAAGTTAGAGGGGTATATTCCTAATCCCAAATTCCTTGTGACCTCAACAGGAGAAATAGAGGAAATTAATGCTGAAACAACAATCTATTAAAAAAAATGATCAAAAAGTCTGGTGGACGAAGTACATATATTTATGGAGAAGAATATGAAGTCAGTTACTAATACTAGTTTACAAAGTTGGAGTCTTCCCTTCCAAACTGAAAAAGGAGTAAAGGATTTTTATCTTACCCCGAAGCAAACCATCAAAGTTCCCGCTTCATATATTACTGATCATGTTATTAGGTTTCAAAAAAGAAACCTAATTTCTATTAAGAACGCATAATAGGAGATATTTAAATGCCAAATTTCGTAAGTCCTGGTGTATATGTCATCGAAAAGGACATTTCAGATTACCCCCCCACCATTAATTCGTCTGTGGTTGGAATCGTGGGATTTGCCTCCCGAGGACCAATTGCAGGACTTAATAGTAAGAAGGCAACTCTCATTACAAGCCCACAAAATCTCATTGATACTTTTGGAGAACCTGCTGAACATATTAAGGGGCAAGCATTAGAAGGGGCTCTTGAAATCCTAGAAGCTACTAATTCTATGCGCTTTATCCGTTGTGCTTCTGGTGCTCTAAATGCAAGTAATGCGGTAACTATTGGTGGATGTCCTGCTTTCCTCGTTAGTGGTACTAGGTCTGGCCCACTATTGCAAGGGGCTCGTGGAAATACTCTTGGTATTTCTGCTATCGGAAGTAATGATGCGGTGGGGTGGGGTGGTGCTGGTACTGGATATGGTGGAACTTCTAGTGTTCGCTTCACCACTACCGTATATGATAATGCACGAGTAAAGCAAGTAGATGCTAAAGTTTATACAGTGCCTTCAGGAACTGTTAATGCTTCTGGAGTTAATGGTGAGGCTACTACTATCCAAGCTCTTAAAAAGATCATAGGGGGCGCATTAGATTCTGATAGGATCGGGGCTTATGCTAATGCTAACGGGGTTGATGCTTCTTCCTTCCTGGTAGGTGAAGCGGCTGGAGGTGCGGCTACTGTTAATATTGTTATGGAAATTAAAACTGATGCAGGGACTTGGGTAGGAGTCTCTGGTCTACAAGGTATTGATCCTCAAGGTGCTCTCCAAGGTCAAACATCTTCCTTTACTGTTTCAGGTACTAATGTTGATACTACTTCTGTTTCTTATCTAGTTGAAAGTTTATATGCTGGAGAAGGGTATAATGCTGGTACTAAAGCTGATGGTAGTACTAGTGGTGTTTCCTTCGAGGTAGGTGTAAATGGTGGAGAAAATTGTATTGAACAGGTAAATAACCTAGGAACAGCAGTTGAAAACTTCAAAGCAGGAGCAGTTTCTTCTGCCTTCTTAGAAAAAGCTCTTGGAACTAGTTTTGATGACAGAACTTCTGATTATGTTACCGCTAATTTTGCTTCAGGAACATATGATAACACTCTAGCTGTTACTGCTTTAACTAGTTTTGAAAAGCCATTAACATCTTTGGTAGGTACTGCTCTTACTATTAACGGTAATCAGGGAGCAGGCACTGTTACAGTTGACCCACGCTTTGTAAAACTAGTACAGGGTACTTATAACTTAGCTGGGGGAACCAACGGTATTCCTACTGCTGCAACTCATGGGGCTGTAAACGAAGCTGCTGCGGTAGCTACAACAGTCGTAGGATCTGTTAGATCAGATGGTGGTAAGACAGGTATGGAAGCTCTAGACGACCCAGTTTTGAATATTTCAATTGCTCTTGCTCCTGGTCCTGGTGTTGGGGATAACCAAACAATTCAGAATGCTTTGGTAACTAAGGCTGAAAAAACAACAGACTTCCTTGCTCTCCTCTCACCACCTTACAATGTTGGTAAGACAGGAGATGCTATTGAGTGGAGTAATGGATTTGCAACAACGAGAACAGCCGCTATTAATAGTTCGTATGCGGCTCTTTACTGGCCTTGGTTAAAAGTTTTCCAAGTCTTTGACGGTAAGGATCGCTGGTTAGCCCCTGAAATTTATGGTGCTCGTCAGATAGGAGTAACGGATGCAGTTTCTGATCCTTGGTTTGCTCCTGCTGGATTTGTACGTGGTCGTTTAACTAAGCCAACAGATGTTGAAGTTATTCTTAACCAAGGGGATAGGGATTCACTATACTCTGGTGGAAATGTTATCAACCCAGTTGTTAACTTCCCTCAAAATGGAATCGCTATCTTTGGTCAGCGTACTACACAAAGACAACCTACTGCACTGGATAGAATTAATGTAAGGCGTATGATGATTTACATTAAGAAGCAGATTCTTGCTTCAACTCAGAGACTAGTCTTTGAGCCGAATGATCAATTTACATGGGTTAGAGTTGAGCAGCTTCTTAACCCCATGCTCGATGATATTGCAAGGCGCAGAGGTATTACTGAATTCAAGGTAGTCTGTGATGACACAACCAATACGCCGGTAAGAGTTGATCGAAATGAAATGTGGACTAAAGTTCTTATTAAGCCCACAAAGACTGCTGAGGTTATAATTTTCGAGTTAAACCTCACTAATCAATCTGCTCAACTAGGAAGCTTGTAGGAGAAATATAAATGGCTAAAATAAACACACCATATTACGTAGGTAATTCGGAAGCAACAAAGCGGGATGCTGACGGGGCAGGACTTCCCGTTATTTCGGTAGGTCTTGATTCCGTACGCGCATATCAATTTGAGATACATTTTGAAATGCCGACGGGTCTTGGGCTTGAAAAATTAACTCTTGCTGCAAAGCAAGTTACTGCCGCAGGGTTTACTACTGAAGCTATCGAAGTTCATCGTGTAAATGATAAGGTTTTCTATCCTGGTAAGGCTTCTCCAGAAGAACTTACTGTTACTTTTGATAACCTCTATGACCCAAAGGTTGCTAATACTCTTTGGACGTGGTTTACTACGATTTATAATCCTGTAAAAGGTACTTTTACAGAAGGTAGAAAATGGAAATCTGAAAAAGCTACTATCATTTCTTTGGACAATCTGGGCCAGCCCACGATGCAGACCATCTTATACGGAGTATATCCTCAAAGTTGGAAGACTGCGGAATTTAACTACTCTACTAACGAGTTTCATACCATCGAAATGGTTTTCCGCTATGACTTCATGGATCATGGAGATTACGTTAGTGGAGGAAAAAACCTTCGGGACATGCACGCAGAACTCGCATAGTGGAGCTGCTGTATAAGCTTTCAAATAAGCATATAAAAAGAAAGTAATAAAATCTAACATGTAATTTTAGCCCAGCCTAGATCTTTCTGGGCTGGGTTTTTTCTATTATAAACTAGTTATGGACTACTACTACGCATTACTAAACAGTTATGACCTCCTGAAGAAAAGAAAGTTTAAGCTCTCTTTGCGTGAGGCAGAGGGAGAAGGAGATGAAAAAGCTAGGGAACAAGCTAAGGCTGAAGCCGAACAAGCTTTCGCAGCCGCCAGAGAGATAACCCCAGAGGAGCGTAAGACGCTAGCTCAATCGGATGAGCTTACCTTCGTTAAAAGTCCTAAAGATTCTCCAAATTCTGGGAAAACTACAGGGATAGGAGGACCTTTTAAATCTAGTAATATGAAGGCGGTCACTAGTTTAGATAAGCTTGATGATCGTTCTTATAATCTAGTTATTGGATACTATATGGAGGATCAACCAGCAGGAGATCAAGAAGGTGCAGAAGACACTAGTGGAAAAGAAATAAAAGATCAAGGTGAAAAAGCGGCAACTACTCTTCAAAACTTAATAGATTCTGGTACAGCCTTTCCAGGATTGCGGACAGATATTAAACATACCCGTAGACCACAGACTTTAATCAGTGTAGTGACGGGAGGAGCACAGGGTTACAGTGGGGAAATAGAAGAGTTAGGTGTTCGTGTTTTAAATTCTGAGACTCTACCAGAGGAGGAGAGAGTTAAAGCTTTAAAAAGTTTAAATAACTCTCTTGACTTTTTAGCAAAGGCACAAGAAAAGGGTTGGTCTGATCCTGATATGGTTTTAAGTGATCCCCCCGAGGGAATGACGGAGCAAGAAGCTAAACAGTTAGGAGAGCTACTAGGAAAAATGAGAACCACTCAACATGGGGTCACTATAGATGGAATTTCTTTCTTTTATAGAGACAACTCTACATCCGAGACAGATGTTGTTCGGAATATGGCAGATCAATTAGATGCGATAGCCGAAGCTTATAATTCTGATTGGGAAGGTGTGGAACCGACTACTGGCGAAGATCCTAAAATTACAAGACTTAAACATCGAGGGCCCTCTACATCAGGAGGAGCTAATGAATCCTATCGAGGCCCTGTTGCTGAAAAATTTATGAGGGTTTCATTAATTCTGCTGCGTGGGAGACGAGATTTTAAAAAAGCAACTACTCCTGCAAAAGAAAAGGCTGCTGTAGATAAGATGAGAAATGACGTAGCAGATGTTTATGAAGAGGCTAAAGCTGATGGTAGTATGGATAAAATGGTGGAGGTTTTTGGAGTTGGAGCTTCCGTGTTGTTGGGAGAAATTGTTGCAAACGAAAAAGATATGAGTAACGCAGAGTTTACTACAGCCTGTGTAAACATTTTAATAGAGCGGGGTATGGATAAAAAAAGGGCAGAGGAATTTATTAAACAGGCAGGAGGCCAACCCCCAGAGCGAGGGGTAGCTATGGCTCTTATTGTGACTACAATGGTTAACCAAGAGTTTGATGTAAAGTTATTTGGTGATGACCTTAAACTAATTCCTGATAATATTATTCATGAAGGTGATAAGGATGCCACATCATCAGGGCGAAAAGCAGACTTAGTTTTTGAATGGGACGATGAAAAAAAGTGTGAACAGATTGCCGCTCACTACAAAAAGAAACTAGGAGACACAGCTTCTGATAGTGGTTGTGAGGGAGAGGGCTCAGGGATTGATGGTTTAGTAACCCCTAAAAAGGGGGGTGGATGTAAAATGTCTGTAGAACTTAAAACTTTGAGTAGTGCTCAAAGAAAGGGAGGCGGGGGAGAAATGTCGGCTAGTAGGCTAACTGCTATTTGTAATGATTCTCCTGTTGGCCCTGTTCGGACTGATCAAGCAAAGAACTTACCAAAGGGTGTAACACAAAGTACCCGTGATTTTGCAGATAAAAATATAGCTAGACTAGATAAGTGCTTGGGAGAGGGGACTTATAAAAGAGGCTGTGGTATGCACAAAAAAATTCAAGAAAAGGCTGGAAAATTTATAAGACTTTTAACTCCTGGGAGCCCTGGTGTAACCACGGAGAGATCTATGGCTGCATTAAAAAGTTGGAAGAAGAATAAACGGGACGATGATAAGACGCAGGAGCGTTATGATGCTGCTGAAAGAGCTATTAATAATCATCCTAATGCTTCTCCTGAAGATGTAAAACAATTAGAAAAAATTCATAGAGACATGGAACAAATGGTATTTATGCGAGAAGTTCACCGAACTAGAATAACTTCTGCCACCTTGCCAAATACGACCAAAGGTGCTGGAGCAGGAAAGGGACCAATTACGGACCCAGATATGCAAGCATACATGGCTCTTAACCTCACTACGGCTTGTGGTTCTGACGAAGAGGTTTTAAGAGTTACCCGAGGGGTAGAAGATGGTTATCAGTCAGTTTACCTTAACAATGCTACTCAATCTAAGTGGTTACGAATGCTGGCAAATGGGGAAGCAACCTGGGACTACGGTGGGGGTGGAACTTTCAATCTTAAGGATAAAGATGGGAAGACTTTAGCTAGTGATGATACTGCTAGGGGTAACAACAAGTGGGAAATTAAAAAACAAGCTAAAAATATAATTGAATCTGTAGTAACTAAAACTCCCGAACTACTGGTTCAATTTTTACAAGGACAACAAGCTCTCTTAGAGAAACTTATGAATCAAACCACATAGTATCACAACTTTTAATTATATCTTCAAATAGATATACTCTGTATACTCTATAAGGATTTTCTTTGTGTATTTGTATGTATTTATCTATATTTGTAAATATATCTTTATATACTATAGTTAATATTGGTTGTCTGTCTTGTTTAAAGACTATCATAGGAAGTTTGCTACACTTTTTAGAATCTTTTTCACATTGCTCTACAAATTTCCAGAAGTCTGAACTATAATTATATAAGCTATAAAGGTTTATATGATTGTATCCTTTTTTACATTCAATACAGAATCTAAATTTTTC